TTGAAAAAGGATAAGCCCCCCTATTCAAAATTTTAGAGGGGGGAAACGCACCAACAGGGGGGAACCTTTTCTTTCCCCTCCGAGGGCGCGCGTATGAGGGGAGGGGTAAAGCAAGTGTAGCGGTTTAGAAATGGGGTGTTTTAACATGGCGGTAAAGGGCGATAACGAGAAATTAAAGGACTTGCGGAAACTTCGGAAGATATTAAAACTTGTCCCGGCGGATCGCAAAGACATTGCCGAAAAACTTATACAGCGCATAACGTTCATGGCGGGCGTTCTTGATGATCTGCAAGAGCAGATACAGCGCAACGGCACAATAGACCATTTCAAACAGGGCGCACAGGAGTTCGACCGCGAAAGCCCCGCGCTTAAATCCTACAATACAACGATCCAGCGTTACAGCTTGCTTTATAAGCAGCTTGTCGATCTTCTCCCGCCGCCGGAGATTGACACGAAAAAGAAAAACGAAGTGCTGGACTTCATCACAAAGCAGGGATAAGGCTTGAACTATATTACAGAGTATTGGAAGGAGATTGAAAGCGGGAAATGCGTTGTATCGCGGCGGGTTAGAAAAGTATATGAACAGCTTGCGCGCCGGATCGAGCAGCCGGAAGAGGGCGCGCGCTATATCTTTGATGAAAAGAAGGCGCTTCGCCCGATCGAATTTATAGAACGGTTCTGCAAGCATTCAAAAGGCGAATGGGCGGGCAAACCCGTAACGCTTGAATTATTCCAAAAGGCTTTTATATCGGCGCTCTTCGGGTTCGTCGATAAAGAAACAGGCTTGCGGCAATACCGCGAAGCTATGTTCTACGTAGCCCGCAAGAATGGTAAAAGTACCATGCTGGCGGGTATTGCGTTATATATGCTTGTTGCGGATTTAGAAGCGGGCGCGGAGATATACAGCGCCGCCACAAAGCGGGATCAAGCGCGGCTTATCTTTGAAGAGGCTTACAACATGGTTAAGCAAAGCCCGCAGCTTCGGGAATTGCTGAAAAAGCGCAAGGGCGATCTATACTTTGCAAATACCTTTTCCCGCTTCGAGGCGTTGAGCAAGGATAGCGGGAGCATGGACGGCTTAAACGCGCATTGCGTCATTATCGACGAATTGCACGGCGTAAAGGATCGCAACTTGTACGAAGTCTTGAAGCAATCGCAGAGCGCGCGCCGCCAGCCGCTTTTGATTATGATAACAACGGCGGGAACGGTACGCGAATGTATTTTTGATGAAATGTACGCGACCGCTTGCAATATCGTTGACGGCGTTTTCAAAGATGATACCTTCTTGCCGATCCTCTATGAACTTGACAGGCGCGAGGAATGGACGCAGCCGGAGGCATGGCAAAAGGCTAATCCAGCGTTAGGCACTATCAAGAAGATAGACGATCTGAAAACAAAGATTGCACGCGCACAGAATAACCCCAGCGAACTTCGCGGCTTGCTTGTAAAAGACTTCAACGTAAAAGACACGTTAAGCACGGCGTGGCTTAATCTTGAAGATATTGAAAATTCGGCTAAATTCGATATTGCCCGCTTTGAAAATAAGTTTGCGATCGGCGGCGCGGACTTATCGAAAACCCTTGATCTTACGTGCGCTACCCTGCTTATGGTGGACAAGGCAACAGAATTGCGGTACGTTACGCAAATGTACTGGATACCGGAAGAAACACTTGAAAAGCGGGTACTTGAAGAGAAAATACCCTATGACAAGTGGCGCGATCGGGGATTATTGCGGACGTGCGCCGGAAATACAATCGACTACAAGGACGTTACAGCGTGGTTTATCGAAATGACGCAGGAATATAAAATTATTCCCGCATGGGTTTATTACGATAGTTGGAGCGCCCGCTATTGGGTAGAGGAAATGAAGGCAAACGGGTTTCAGATGATCCCTTGCATACAAGGGGCAAAAACGCTTTCCCTTCCTATGCAGCAGTTAGGCGCAGACTTACAGGCGAAGAGAATTATATACAATGATAACCCGATCTTGAAATGGTGTTTGACAAATACAGGCGTACAGACAGACCGCAACGGGAACATAACGCCGGTAAAAAATCAAGCGGCAAAACAGCGCATAGACGGCATGGCAAGCCTTCTTGACGCTTACGTGGGACTGACTGAAAAATACAACGAATTTATAAGCGCGCTGTAAAGGGCGCTATTAAAAGGGAGGCGGAAGAAATGACGGCGGAAGCTGCAATTAAAACGGCGCTTGAAAGTTTAGGCGTTCCGGTGGAGCGCTTAACGTTCCGAGGAAATGCAAATACATTCGTAACCTATCAGCTTGTAATATCAGCGGAGCGGGATTTTTCCGACGACGAAAACGCGGCGGAGGAATATACATACAGAATAGACCTTTTTTCCCGCGTGGATTATATCGCTTTATTGCGCCGCGTGAAGCGGGTATTGAAAGCGGCGGGCTTTTACGGGATCGAAGCGGAAGCGGAGGTTTACGAACGGGATACAAAATATTTTCATGTGCCAATTACGGCGAAATATCTTGAAGAGGCGGAGGCGGAAGAATGAAGCTGAAAGATAAGAAAATACGGATATTGCAATACTTCCACGGGACAGACGATCACGGCTTCTCCGTTGATGAATGGCGACCGCTCCATAGCGGGCGGCTTTGGGCGTACTATCGCCACCTTTCCGGCAATGAGTTCTACGCCTCCGCAATGGTGAACGCTTCGGAAGAAGTCGTTTTTACAATCAATTACCGCACCGACTTAACAAATGAAATGATGATTGAATACGGTAGCAAATTCTATGAGGTTATCCGCGTTGACGATTACGAAGGCTACAAGGACGATCTAAACATTTATTGCAAGCTGGCGGCAGATCAAGAAATAGAAATCGTAGAGCCGCAGCCGTGAAAGAAGGCGCACATATGGGAGAATTACCGAAAGAAATACTTGATTTAATCACGCTTGCCGTTACACAGGCAACACAGCAGACGGCGGAGGCGTTGCGATCGGTGCAGCAGAACGCGCCGGAACGTAATTATTTTAAGATCATGGAAAAGCTGCTATACAGCTATCCAACGTTAAAGCGCATTGTTTCAGACAAAGCGGCTTATACAAAAGTTGAATTACAGGGGCGTAGCGGCGTTGTGCGCTTCAATCCGAATGCGGCGTGGAAAAGTCAAGAAGATAGGCTTGAAGAGTTAGAGCGGGAAAAGGAAGCGGAATTTGATACAACGTTAAAAGACTTCCGCCGCCTTGATCGGGTTATACAGCAATTCAGAGAACGCAAAGAATTTGTTGTAGTCCGTATGTACTACTTCAACGAAAGCGCGGACGGAACGCCGAAAGCGGCGGACGCGCCGCAAGCAACGTGGGAAGTTTTGAGCGAAGAGATCGGAAAAGAAATAAAAACGCTTTCCCGTTGGAGAAATAACATTGTAAACGATATGGCTATATGTCTTTTCGGATTTGAAGCAGCGATACAGCAAGGAACAGAACGCCGAAAGAAAGAATAAACCCGCTTACCCATGAAGGGCGAGCGGGTTTTATTCATCACCTTTTGCAGATGATACCGAACAGCCCGTTTACAAAGATGAAACGCGGCGCGTTCGGATTTGAATTGTAATGGCGGGGCGTGTCGTTTGAAATCCGAACACCGGAAGAGCCTTGCGGATCGTCCGCGAAGGGCGGTTCTTCGGTGCTGTCGAGCATTTCCATATAGCTAACCTGCTTTCCGCCTTCGATGTTGTAATAAATAACCGTCTTATCGTCGTACAGATAGACGGAGTTTATAAAAACGTCAATGATCCGTTCTCTGAATTCCATATCGTCGAGATCGCCTTTGCAAAACTGCTTCAACCATACCTTGATTTGTTCTTCGGTAAGCTGGACGCGGGCGGCAACGCGAAGTTTTGCAATATCAATTTCAAGATCGGTTTTCTGAACGTCGAGCAATTCCATCTTGTCGAATATCGGTTGACGCGCGGAGGGCGGGCAAACGGCGAGCGTATCGACAAGGGAACGTATTTCACCGTTGATCCGCTCTAACTGCTTTTCATAGTCCTTTATGCGGTTGTCCCCGAAGTCCTTTTTATATTGGGCGACAAGGGCGGCGGCGATATAGTCCATACGATCCGGCGTTAGCACATATTCAGCCGTCTGTTCGACTACATACCATTCAATAAAATCTTTCTTTTCGTTCTTCTTCGCGCAGGTGTGTTCCTTCTTCCGTTTGCCGCAGGCGTAATAATGGTATGTGTTTCCCATTTTCCCGCGCCCGCTTTCTCCTACCATACGCGAACCGCAGTAGCCGCAAAAGGCTTTTCCCTGCAAAAGATAATCTATCTTCGCTTTCGCGGCGGCGGGGGCGTGTTTTACCTTGTCGAGCCGCTCTTGAACCTTGCGGAACGTTGCTTCATCTATGAGCGCTTCGCAACCGCCCATTACTTCCTGCCCACTATAACGGTAAATCCCGATATATTTTTCATTCCTTAAAGCCGCTTGCATACTTGACAATGTGAGTGGCTTTCCTTTTTTGTTGCGAATGCCGCGCGCGTTCAATTCGGCGATAATTTCCCGCTTTGGAACGCCTTTCGCGTACTGTTCAAACATATAACGGATCGTGGGCGCGGTGCGTTCGTCGATTACAAGCCGCTTGTTTTCCACCTTGTAGCCGATCGGAGGAAGGCCGCCTAAATACGTTCCGTTGATAATGCTTTCCCGCTGACCGCGCCGGACGTGCTTTGAAAGGTTTGCGGAATAGTATTCCGCCATACTTTCGAGCAGCCCTTCAAGGATAATCCCTTCCGGTTCGTCGGAAATGTTTTCCGTAGCGGAAACAACCTTCACGCCGTATTTTTTCAGCTTCGCTTTATAATGGGCGCTGTCGTAGCGGTTGCGGGCGAAGCGATCCAGCTTCCAGACAATAACCCGTTGAAACTGCTTTTTGCTTGCGTCGGCGATCATTCTTTGAAAGTCGGGGCGTTCGTCCGTCTTTCCGCTGATTGCACGGTCGATATATTCCCCGACTACTTGCAGCCCTTCCCGCTGGGCGTAGGCGTAACAATCGCGCAACTGCCCTTCTATACTTTGTTCCTGCTGGCTATGGGAAGAATAGCGGGCGTATATGACCGCGTTTAATGCTTGCTGCATTATTCTTCCCCCTTCATTTTCAAATACTCATTACAGAAATGGCAAAGCTCTTTTATTATCGAAAGTCGCTCATTTTCGGGAAGCTGTTTAAGATTTTCTAATAAAGCGTGAATAGCCGAATAAACGCCCTTTGCGGCTTGGTTTTGTTCGTAATTTAATTCTTTATGCAAGGCTTCCGCAAGAGAAATTCCGAGATCGGAAAGCTGTTCTTGCATATAATCGTGTGCATACGCTTCTATATCAGTACGAGCGGCGGCGGGTTTTTCAGCAATTTCAATTAGTTCATTTAGATCATAGTCTATCAATTCATGCAAAGGGATTCCCGTACCATGCGACAGTTTTTTTATTGTTTCAAGGCTAACTTTAACGGGCTTTCCGGTTCGGGGATCATAGCCCTTTTCTATACTATCTAAGTGCGTGTGGCTAATGCCGCATTTTTTTGCGAAATCACGCAAGGACAAATCCCCGCGCGCTTTCCGGATTTTTTCGCCTAATTCGTTGTTATTCATACACTACACCGCCTTCATTCATATTGTAAACTACACACTACAAAAAATCAAGAAGGGAAATCGCGTTCCTTAAAAATTAACAATTAAATTTTGTTGTGTGCGCTTGACAAAATGTGATTTGTAGTGTATGCTTTACAAGTAGGAGGTGTTAAGCGTGCCGAACAGAGTAAAAGAAGTACGGAAGGAACACGGTATTACACAAGCACAGCTTGCCGAAAAAGCAAAGGTATGTAGACCGTACCTTTCTGCAATCGAAAGCGGAAAGCAAAAAGCAATTTCTAATATTGTCATGTTAAAAATTGCTAATGCCTTAAATAAGCCGGTAAGCTATATTTTTTTTAATGATCGTGTTGTGTGAACACAACAGAAGGAGGCTTAACAATGGCGCGAATACTTGCAGAGGGTGAAGCCCTTGTAGAAGTGGGCGTAATGGGATTGCGAGCGCCGGACGGGAGCTATACGGAAAACGTAAAGCTTTACCGGATTGTATCGGCGCGGGACGTAAACCCGAAAACAAACATGACACGCGGCGAAGAAAAGGCTTGTGAAGATATAGCTTCGGTGCTGGCGGAAAAGTTCGGGCAGTACATAGCAGGAACAAGAAAGGCGGCGGCAAGATGAAACAGAAAAAGAAGGCGCTTTCGCTTTATGAGGGCTACGAAGCCAGCATAGCAGCGGGGAGCAATGAAGCGCGCGACGAATTGAACGCAAAGTTTCAAGCAATGGAAGAAAACTGCTTTGATTTAGGCGAGGACGACAAGGGCGCACACTTCCCGAAAATGGAATATAGCGATCTTGCAAAATGTTTTGAAAAAGAGGACTTCACGCCGGAAATCAAAATGGAAATCGCGCGGGCTTGCTATGCAACGTACCTTGACGGATACAAGGGAAAGCCGTTTAAGCGGCATATCACTTGCGAACTTAAAGAGAGCGGCGGCGGCGCGCTATGACAGATACCAAAGGCAGCAGAAAATATAACTTCCGCTTCCAAAGTTACCCGAACACGATTGAACAGGAGCGGGCGCGGCACGGCTGGACGCAAGGAACACTTGCGGAGAGGGCGGGCGTTAGTAGAGGTTCGATCGGAAGGCTTGAAATGCGAGCGGGTGGCGGTATTCCGAGCAAGAAAAGGAGCGAAAGCATTACAGACACAACGGCGCAGCTTATCGCGGATGCGCTGGGGGTTACGCCGGAAGCGCTCTTTGAACATTACGCAGAAGCGGCAGCGAAGTACAAACCGCGCGTAAAGCCGTTTGCAACACGGGAAGAGCGGGACGCGGCTATTATAGCGGCATTAGAACCCGTGAAATACACCGCGTTGAAAATGTCCGGCGTTCTTCGCTGTAAAGATGTATGGTACGAAATGGACGATATTATATCGGAGGCATACGCAGAACTTGTGGCGGTGGCGGAAGAAGCATTCACGCGCGGGATCAGCGGCGCGGTATGTTTTGACGCTTACGCTTGCGGAGCGGTAAAAAAGCGAATGTTGCGGATACAAAAATACCACGGGCAGCAATGCCGGAAAGCAGAACTTGTAAGCTATGAAGCGTACTTCCCTTTGTATGATCCCGCTTCTTCCTTCAATCTTGAAGAGCGGGTATGCTTACGCGAGGAATGCCGCGAGGCGGTAAAGACGCTTACACCGGAACGCCGCCGCGATCCGTACATAGCGGAAATGCTGGAGGCAGTCGGAATATGAAAACAGGCAAAAAAATAACGCCCAGCGTCGGCAAACGCTGAACGTTATAGGCTTCACAAGAGCCATTCAATACAAATATATTATAGCACTTGTGAAGCCTCTTTGTCAATGCAGGAGGCTAAAAAATGAGAGCAAAACGCCGGATTTTTTCGGGTTGCGTATGTGAACAGGAGGCTTACACCGTGCCGGATCGTGTAAGGAACATAAAAAAGGCAGAACCGCGCCCGCGCTTTAGCAGCAAAGAGGAATACAACGAATTCAAACAGCAGATCGCCCGCCGAAATTTTGCGCGGAAGGTAAATGCAACGTTTTCAACGCAATCGCTATATATCACGCTGACGCTTGACCGCGAAAACGAAGCGCATACATACGAAGAGGCGGACGCGATCATAAATCCGTTTTGGCGGCGGCTTCGGCGGTTAAATCCGGACGCGCAAATAGTGCTTGCAAAAGGGTTCGGGAAGAGAACAAGCCGTATTCACTTTCACATGATCGTAAACGGTATTACCGAAGAGCAAATACGGGAGAAGTGGAACGCCGGAAAGGTTGCACGGATCGAGCATTTACGAAAACACAACTACTACGACGGCATAGACCACGGGCAGGATTATACAGGGCTTGCAAATTACCTGTTTGACCATTGGACACCGGAACAAGGCGCACGGCATTATAAAGGCACCAAAAACCTATGCGAGCCGGAAATAGAGGACACGACCGAAGCAAAGCGGGAATATTCCGAAAAAAAGCCGCCGAAAGCGCCGAAGGGTTACAAGCTGGTATCTGCAAAAATAACGCCATACGGCTATATGAATTTCAAGTACGTAAAAGACGACGCAGACGCGGCGGACGTGCCGCAGGATAAAGGAAAACGGCGCTTAAAATGCTGATTTAATATCAGCCTTGATAAGCCTTGTAAATATGTAAGGTTCAGTAACCAAAGCTTTCTTTGAAGATGATTTTTGTCCAATTCCCCGTCGCCTGCTTTAGATAGATCGCGAAGGCGGCGAGCCGTCAAGAGGATCGTGGAATACCGGAGCGGCGCAACGCGGCGCGAGGATATGCCGCGAAAGCCTCTTTACGGTGAGTTGCCGGAGTGATAGAAGCAGGACGGCGGCGGGAATAACAAAAATCATCAGAGAAAGCACATAGACACGCAGACAGCAACCCGCCCGCAGGCGTGTTCAATTCCTTTGAGCCTGTCCCCCTCCCAGCGGGAGGGGCGGAGGGGTGGGAGAAAAAGCAGACAGAAAGGAGAAAGCAGCAATGTATTTCAGAGTATGCCCGCATTGCGGTTGCGCCCTTGATCCTTCGGAAAGTTGTGATTGCCAGCAGGAACGAAGGAGCGGGCAGGAAGAAAGCGAAGGGAGGCGGCAAGATGGCGAAATTCAGCGTTACAGGGCTGGACGAAATACGTTATCAGCTACAAGCGCGCGGCGCGAAAGTGGAAGGAACAGTTAATCATATGTTGCGCGCTGGCGCAAAGGTTATGCGGGAGGAAATGCAAGCCAGCATGAAGGAATACGGCTTGAAGGATACGGGCGATCTTATTGCGTCCGTTAAGGCTGGTAAAATTCAGAAAACCGCTACCGGAAAATCAATCACGGTTGCGCCTTCCGGAAAAGACCGCCACGGAGTACCGAACGCAATTAAAGCGGCGGTATATCAAACTGGAAATTCAAAGTATCCGGCGCGCCCGTGGAAAACCCTTGCAGATGAACGCGGCAAAGAAAAGGCGGTGCAACGTATGCAAGAGGTTTTCGAGGAAGAAATGAGCAAGAACGGGGGCGAAGCAAAAGAATGAGTATTTTTCAGCGTATTTTCGGGAAGGTAAAGCCTCCGGCAAGCGGGACAAGCCGCACGGAGATTATCGGCGGCGGAAATTCCTTTTCGGCATGGAGCGGGAACGCTTACAGCAACGATATTTACAGGGGCGCAGTGGACGCAATCGCAAGAAACGCGGCAAAAATGAAAGGTTCACACGTTATCAAGTATCGGAACCATGAGCGGGCGGAAGGCGATTGCAAGCTAAACCGTATCTTGCAGATCGAGCCTAACCCGTATATGAGCGCGTTTGATATGCTTTATAAGCTGATTACGCATTATTACTTGTATAACAACGCCTTTGCGTATATACAGAGGGACGATCGCGGACAGCTTGCCGCCGTATTCCCTCTTAACCCTGTTCATGCGGAATTTTTGAGCGATACGGGCGGCGCGCTTTATGTGCGCTTCATCTTCGCGGGCGGAAAAGAAACGCTTTTGCCGTATGCCGATATTATCCACCTTCGGCGCAATTTCAACGGTAACGACGTTTTAGGCGATCCGAACGACGCGCTTTCCCCTGCTTTACAGCTTGCGCATACACAAAATGAAGGCATTATATCGGCAATTAAGAGCGGCGCAAGCCTTCGCGGTATTTTGCGCCGGACACAGATTGCAAGCCCCGAAATGCTCAAACAGTTAAAAGATAACTTTGTAAAAGATTATCTTGACATCACGAATAACGGCGGCGTGGCGGCGATTGATAACGGGTTTGAATATATCCCGATCGACAACAAGCCGTATTCCGTAGATGAAAAACAAATGCAAGCGGTAAAAGATAAGATTTACAATTACTTGGGCATTTCCGAAGCGATCGTAAATAGCAGCTATAACGAAGATCAATGGGCGGCATTCTATGAAAGCACAATAGAGCCGCTGGCGCTGCAATTAAGCCTTGAATTTACCCGCAAGCTGTTTAACGATCGGGAACGTGCCTTCGGTAATTCTGTTTTGTTTGAGAGCGGGCGGCTACAATTCAGCAGCAATGCAACAAAAGTAAACCTTATCCGCGAACTTATGCCGATGGGCTTACTTACCGTAAATCAAGCGTTGGAAATTCTAAACCTTCCCAGCGTTCCGGAGGGCGACAGACGCATACAATCGCTTAATTATGTTGACGCGGACAAAGCGGAGGAATACCAGCTTGCAAGGGCAAAAGCGCCCGCCGCTATTGTACCTTCTTCCGCTGACAGAAAGCACGGCGCGGAAAATGAAGGATAAATATATACTTGCCGCGCTGCTGGGAACGCAAGACCGCGTAACGGGCGAATTTCCGAACATTCCGTTATATGCGAAAGCGGGCGATTGCACACATATTCCGGCATTTGCGCGGCGCGACTTATCAGACATAGAAGAAACGGCGGAAGATGATTATATCCCGGCGGGAATTATAGCGGTATTTGATCCGGAAGCAAACACGTTTTCGCCTATTCAGCTATACGCGCTCACAAAAGAATGGCTTGATCTTACGCTTATAGCAAGCGAACACATAACAGGGCTTGAAACGGAGGTACACGCAGATGAAAGAAATTAGAGTATGCGAAATAAGAGCGGCAGCGACGGCAGACGCGGCAAAAACTCTTAGATTAGAGGGTAGACCGATTATTTACGATCAGCCTACCACGATAGACGATCCGGCAGGATCGTATATCGAAATTATTCGAGCGGGCGCGCTGGATCATGCGGATTTATCCGACGCGAGATTGTTTTACAATCACGACTTGAACAAAGTTCCGCTTGCAAGGACACCGAAAACAATGCAGCTTGTTATTGATCCGGCAGGGTTGAGCATGGTTGCAGATTTGCCGGACACCGAGGAAGCAAGAAGCGTATATACGGCAGTACAGCGCGGCGATCTTTCCGGAATGTCTTTCGCTTTCAAAGTACCGGAGGGCGGCGACAGCTACGACGCGGCGACAAACACGCGCACGATCTTCAAAATTGAAAAAGTGTATGAAATCAGCGTTGTTCCATTCCCCGCCTATCCGCAGACAAGCGTTGAAGCGCGATCCGCTTTCAGCGCGGCGGCTTCGGAACGTTTGAAAGCGGCAATGATTATCAAGGCAAATAAAATCTTGATGAAAGAGGTATAACGCTATGAGCGAACAGGAAAAGACCGTTGCCGAGGCGGAGGAACAGAAAAAGCCCGCCGCCGAGGAAACAAAGCAGAAGCAGGACGCACCGAAAAAAGAGCGCCCGCGCAGCCTTCTTGATCGGCTTTATACACAACTTGACATTTTGGAGCGGGAACAAGGGAAAATTGTTACCGGCTATGAGGGATCGCAAAACCCGAAGGCGGCAAGAACAGAATATCTAACGTTTGCAGATCAGATCAACAAGATTGTAAACACTATCATTGACATTAAACGAGGAGGAAAACAGAAATGAAATTCAAGACTATTGCAGAGGCTTTCAACCATTACCGTACCGCTACGCTGGAGGAAATCGAGCGCAGGGCGGCAGAAATCAAAAACACCATTGCGACCGACGCAAGCGCAGATATGAACGCGCTGAATATCGAACTTGACGGGCTGGCACAGGCAAAAGAGAACTTGCAGCGGCGCAGCGCTTCCGGACAGCAGCAGAATTTTAACCCGATTGTGGGCGGCGGTATGACGTTTGAACGCCGCGCCAGCTATGAGGCGACCGAAGGCGACGCGCTGAACAGCGCCGAATATAGAAGCGCATTTATGAAGCGCCTTCTTGGGCGTAAGCTGAACAGCTTTGAGGAAGCGGCATTTAACCGCGCTATGAACGAGCAGCGCGCGGACGCTTACAGCACTTCCGCAAGCGTGGCGGCGGTTCTCCCTACGCAGACGCTTAACGAGGTTATCAGCAAGGCGCGCACAATGGGCGGAATTATGAGCGTATGCCGTAGCTTTAACGTGCCTTCTAAGATCGCTATTCCCGTAGGTACGCCGATGAGCGCCGCAAGCTGGCACACCGAAGGCGCAGCCGTAGAGAGCGCAGCGCCTACCATTGCAACAATCAGCTTTGACGGATACGAAATTATGAAGGTTCTTTCCGTAAGCGTCAAGGTGCAGAGCATGAGCATTGCCGCTTTTGAAAGCTATCTTACCGAGGAACTTTCTAATTGCGTTATGGCTTGTATTGCAAGCGCCCTTGTAAACGGTACGGGTTCTTCGCAGGGCACGGGCGTTCTTTCCGGTATCACATGGACGGCGGACAAAAATTCCTTCACTTTCAGCAAAGCGAATGGGCTTGCATATGCCGACGTAGTAAAGACCGTTGCCGCGCTTGCGAGAGGGTACGCAAACGGCGCTTGCTGGGCTATGAACAATGCCGCGCTTTACAATCTCTTCTACGGAATGCAGGACACAAACAAGCGCCCGATCTTCATTGCTGATCCGAAGGCGGAGAATATCGGTAAAATTCTTGGCTTCCCCGTTGTGGTTGATGATTACTTGCCCGCAGATACAATTATCTTCGGCAACTTCAACTACATGGGCTACAATATGCCCGAAGGTATCACGATCGAGGCTTCCCGCGAAAGCAGCTTCAAGAGTGGGCTTATTGATTATCGCGCTATTGCGGTATGCGATTGCAAGCCCATTGTTCCGGAAGCATTTATCAAGCTGACGCGCGCAACAGCCTAACGGGGAGCGGGAAAAATGCTTACGTTAGAGCAAGCCCGCGAGGTTTTGAGACTGGATAGCACAGATAACGACGATATTATAACCGGGTTAATGAATGCTATTCCGGATTATATCGAACTTTGCACGGGAGTAACGGCAAAACAGCAAGCGCAAGAGCCGTTAGCGGATACCGCAGGAAAGTTCCTGCTTATTCTGTGGTATCACGCGGAGCGGGTGGACGCTGAAAAGATACAGCGTACCATTGACAGCTTGCTAAAGACGCTTCAATTAAAGGCTGAAAGGGGTTAAGGTATGGCGAAGGACTACGCGAGGGCGTTCTACGATAGTCAAGCATGGCGCAGGACGCGCGAGGCTTATTTACAGAGTAAGCATTATATTTGCGAAGATTGCGGCGGGGCGGCTTCCGTAGTCCACCATATCACATACATAAAGCCGTGGAACGTGAACGATCCGAGCATTACGCTTAATTGGGACAATCTGAAAGCAGTATGCGAGAAATGCCACGCGGAAGAACATTCGCGGGATTTGAAGAAGCGCGGCGGAGAAGCAAGGCTAAACGGGATCGCCTTTGATGAAGAAGGCAACGTAATAAAGCAAGCAAATGTATTCCTTGTATGCGGAAGTCCGGCAAGCGGGAAAACAACATACGTTGCGGAACACAAGCGCAGCAATGATCTTGTTGTTGATGTAGATTATATTTGCGCTGCATTAGCGGGAGAAACGGGCAACGTTCATTTAGACCATAAGCCGGTATTGTCCGTTGCGCTGGAGGTACGGGAATTACTCTATCAGATCATACAGGCGCGGCGCGGGAAATGGGAACGCGCTTTCGTAATAACGACGATCGCAGACACAAGAGAAATGAAAGCGGTTGCCGACGAATTGCGGGCGGAAGTCGTGTTAATGGAAACGACGCTTGAAGAGTGTTTACAGCGGATTGCATACGATCCGAGCAGAGCGCACAACAGAAGAACGCAAGAAAAAATAGTGAAAGAATGGTTTGAAAAATATAATTGTTCCCTTGAAAAAGGATAAGCCCCCCTATTCAAAATTTTAGAGGGGGGAAACGCACCAAC